GTGGGAGCCCAGTTCTACGTCAGCGTCGACCAGTCCGCAGCCCCGGCCTGGCCGTTCACGCAGCAGCAGCTCGCCCAGGCCGTACAGAGGCGCTGGCCCGAGAGCACCAGCGGCGCCGACCCCGGCAACGAGGTCCTTGAGATCGACGTCCGGGTCGGCGACGCGCACTGCGAGATCGCCTACCACTACGACCGGCACTTCTTCGCATTTCCCGACCAGGCCCCTCTCAGGACCCCGGTCGTCATCATCCACACCCTCCTGCGGGACCTCGCCCCCACCACCCCGGCGGTCTGGTGGGCCGACTACGACGGCACCCCGGAGCCCTTCGACCTCCGCGACGACGCGGAGCAGGTCGCTGAGGACTTCGGCGAGTGAGTCACACCGTCGGCGTCGGACCGATGCCCACCTCGGCGTCCGGACGCAGGCCGAACGCCCTGGCACAGCGGGGGTGCGCGATGGGCCACTGGGCGGCGTCCTCGACGGTGCGGACGGTCCGGGCGGCCTTGTCGGGGTCGGGATGGCTGGTCCATCCGCAGTCTGCGCCGTCGGTCACTTCGACGTGCGGGATGCCGTGTTCGCGGGCGACCGAGAGGGTGCCGGCGTTGTAGGCGACGGCGGTCCGGGCGAGAGTGGCGGCTTCGGCCCAGGCTCTGACGGGCATCCGCGCCCCGTTACGGTAGACGACCCGGTCGAGGGGGTGCGCGGCAGCAAGCTGGGCGGCGCTGGTGGGGGTGAAGCTTCGACGGGCGGCGGCCCGGACGGCGCGATGGAACGCCGCTGCGACGCGCGCGGCTTCCTGTACCCGCAGCGACAGATCGGTGTAGGTGTCGGCGGTGAGGGCTTGCAGGGTTGCCCGGTGCGCCGGGGTCCAGCTGAAGGGCCGGTTGATGCTGGCCGCGGCAGCACGGGCGGCGGCCTCGTAGCGTTCGGGCACGACGCGCAGAGCGAAGTCCCGGACAGCGCGGTCGGCGGCATGGCGGAACGCCTTCGCCTCGGCCGCGAAGTCGGCGAGCGCGGAAGCAGCAGCGGTCCGGTGTCGGCGGTCGAGTGTGGCAAGGGCGGCGGCCTGTGCGGCGGCGAGCCGGGTCCACGCCGCTTCCAGGTCTGCGGCGGCCTTGTCGTTCGGCTCGGCAGCGGGCCGGGGCTGTGTCATCGGGTGCGGTGAGAGGGCACGAGGACCGTGGTGGCGAGGTCGGTTGAGGTGTCGGCGACTTCTCCGTTGGTGGTCTCGTCGGGGCCCTGCATGTCGTGGAGTGCGGCGAGCTGGCGTTCGAGGCCGGTGAGGTTGGCGGTGCGGTCCATGGTGACCACGCCGTCCACGACCAGGCGCAGGGGGTCGGCGAGGAGTGCGGCGCGGCGCTCGTTGAGTACTTCGACGGCGACGGCGCGGGCGGTGCCGAGGCGGCGGTAGCGGTCGGTGAGGTCGTCGGTGCTGGTGGCGGGGCCGAGTTGGGCGTGTAGCCAGGCGAGGGCGGCGGGGTCCACGGACGGGATCCTGTCGGTGATGCGGCGGACCGGTGCCCCGGGGTGATCGGGGCGCCGGTCCTGGGCGGCTAGTCGGCGTCGGAGCGGGGCTTGCGGGTGCGGGTGGTGGGCTTGGCCGGCGGCGTGCCGTCGTCGGTGCTGGCCGCCTGGCCGCCCGGCTCGGGGCCGTGGTCGTCGGCGTCGGGTCCGGGGTCGGGAGGGTCCTCGTCATCGGCGGACTGCCAGGCTCCGGGGTGGGTGATCAGCTCAGCCAGTTCCTCGGGCGGCACGTCGCCGGGCAGGAGGATGAGGTGGTCGCCAGTGACGGGGTGGTCGAGGTGGACGGCGAAGGCGAGCCGGCGCGGCATCACAGCACCTTCGCCACAATGTGACAGTCCGGGGTGTGGAGGACCGGCATCGACACGGCACCGCCCTTGGTCCAGATCTGGACCGGGTCGCTCTGGACGTCGCGGGTGATGATGATGCCCGGGGCGTCCTCGCGCAGGATCTCCGGGTTGGTGCCGCGGGAGAGGACCAGGGCCTCGGCAGTGACGCCGTACTGGGTCTGGCCCCACTTCGCACGGTCCGGCGGGAGCATGATCCAGCGATCGTCCGGCAGGACGCGGGTGGCCGCGCCGTCGACGTTGACCTGCGCCTTGTACAGAACGACGGGCGGCAGGCCGTAGTCGGCGCGCACCGCGTTGACCTCGGCCTCGTTGAGGGTGCGGGTGGGTGTCGTGGACGGGTTGACGGAGCGGTAGTAGGCGGCCCGGTAGGCGTTGTTGCGGGTGAGCGCGGTGAACGCCTTCTTGGAGGTGAGGACGATCTCCGGCTCGGGCGCGCCGAGGTCGTCGAGGTACTGCATCCAGCCGAGTTCGTCGGCGATCGGGTCGGAGGTGGGGTCCGACCACGCCTTCGCGGCCACCGGCATGTTCCCGGCGGGGACGCCAAAGTCGACCTCGATGGTCAGGCCGTTCTCGTTGGTGAGGGAGAACTTGCCGTCCACGAGCACGTCGCCGGCGGCGAGTTCGAGGCGGGAGCGGATCGCCTCGACGTGCCGCTCGACGTCGTCGTAGAGCAGTTCGATCAGGCGGTCCTGGTCGGCGCCGTGGGACTGCTCCAGCAGGATCTGCTGCTGCTCGCCGACGACGAGCTTCTGCCCCAGCGGGGGGAGCAGGCCCTCGCGGGTGGTCTCCCACGCGGTGCGGTCGGCCAGCGGCACCGAACTGTCGTAGGCACGGTAGGACGCGGTGTTGACGCGGCGTCCGTTCTGCTTGAGCCGCCACTTCACGTCCCGGGTGACGAGCGTCGGGAAGACGAGGGAGGTGAGGAGGAAGTCCTTCGGGGTCGGGATCGACCGGGCGAAGGTCGTCAGGTCGTTGGCGCTGACGCCCTTGATGAGGTCCTGGAGAGACATTGTGGGCGGTCCTTACACGAAGCGGATCTGGGCGCCGACGGACGACGGGGTGACCTTGGTGGGGTCGATTCCGCCGGGGACCTTGGCGGTGCGGACGACGCCGTGCCACAGCAGCGCGGCGGCGATCTTCGGCTGGCCGGGGGCGAACAGGGCCTCTTCGAAGGTGAACCCGGCCAGCACCTGGCGGCCGTCGGCGGCGGCCGGGTCGAAGGGCCCGTACAGGCCGGACGCGGTGACCTTGCCGAGCGGGATGCCGGACAGGACGCGGTGGTAGGGCTGGACAGCGTCACCGACCGTGTAGTGGGTGCCGGCGACGAGCTTGGAGGCGTCGAGGGTGACGGTCTCGGTCTGGTCGGTTCCGTGTAGGGAGGCGAGCCAGGGTCGGCCCGCGTTCAGCGTCACCGTGGTGGTGATCGGCTGGACGGTCAACGTGCCCTCCGGGGGCGGGAGATGGCGGTCCCGCACTCACCGGTTGGTGGTGCCGTCCACGGGAACGGGGCGTGGTCCCCTGCTCCCGGTGCGCTGCCGGGTCAGATCGAGGTTGGTCAGGTCAGGTGGTGATGTAGCCGCGGCGGCGGGCCATGTCCAGACCGGCGGAGCCCGCGGTGGGAGTCTGGCCGCGGGGCGGCAGGCCGCCGGCGGGCGAACCGCTCGGTGCGGGCGGCGGCGTCACCGGCGCGGCCTGGGCGAACAGTTCGGGGCGGCGCTGCGCGAGTGCGGCGGCGGCGTCGGCGACGGCCTGCTGGTCGGCGTCGTCCGGGACGGCCAGCAGGCGGATCGCGTCGTCCAGGTTCTGGCCGGTCGCGCCGAGGCGGCTCAGCGCGGCGTGCCGGACGGCCTGGTTGAGACGGTCCAGGGCCTCCTGCTCGCGCTGGATCGCCTCCTGCTCGCGCTGGGCGGCGGCCTGTTCGCGGCGCTCGACCTCGGTGAGGGCGGCCTGCTGGGCGGTGCGCTGCGCCTCCACCCATGTCTGGAGCGCGGCAACGTCGGCGAAGCCGAGGTCGGTGACGAGCTTCTTGACGCCGGCTCGGGAGCCCTGGTCCTTCTCACGGGCGAGAAGCCGCGACAGGGTGTCCTGGGTGATGAGGGCGCTGCCGGGGTCGGCGGCCGGGGGCTGTGCCGGGGCCGGGTCGCCGACGGGCGGGGTCGCCTGGGGCAGGGGGGCAGTCATCGGATTCCTCCGCAAGCAGCGCCCCCGCGCCAGTGATCAGTGTAGCTACTCCTTCGACATGACGGTCTGGGCAATCACGCCGGGCACCGAAACAAGCTCCCAGGCACTCTCCTGGGTCCAGCGGAACACGGCATCTCGTTCGGCAGGGTTGGCGAGCCACAACTCATCGAGGACGGCGGGAACGGCGGGCTTGCCAGGGGGCTGGTAGGCGCGGCGGAGCGCCATGCCCACAGTCATGGAGTCCGCCCATGCAAACAGCAGCGTGCGCAGGCCCTTCTCTTCCTTGGCGCGCTGGAGCTTGTCCAGCTTGTTCTTCGCCGTGGCGCCGCGCAGGAAGTCGTCGACGTAGGCCGTGAAATCGCCGACGTTGTAGCCGGAGATGGTGAGCGTGCCGATCCGGCGCGGGGGGTCCAAGTCGGCGCCGTTCCGGCGGCGGGCATCCAAGTCGAGGTCGATTCGGGTAACGGAAGCCAGGTTCAGCGCGCGAAGGTCAGCGGCGAGGGGCCCATCGTCGTATGCGCTGACCCGAGTGACCCTTTTCTCTTCCTTGCCGCTCTGGAGGTGCTCCAGACCGGCAAGGAAGTCGAGCAGCGCCTTCTGGTCCCGGCCTCCGACGCGGGAGTCCAGAGTGAACTCCACGACCCAGCTCCCAGTCAGCTGGGGGAACTCCTTCTCGCCGTAGTGCCTGCGGAGCGCCGCCCCCAGTTCGGTGTGGCGCTTGTCGAACGTGGAGGTGATCTCCAGGGCGATGGTCGGATGTACCTGTCCGGGCTCACCGAGGAGGGCGTCGATCATGGCGGGCGCGGAGTTGTCGTCCCGCTTCAGCGTGGTGGTGCCCAGCACGTGGTTGACGACGGCCTCGGCGGCCAACTCCTCGGCCCGGGGCGGCTTCGGCTTCTTCGGCATGCCCACCAGGGTAGCCACGGGCCCGGCGACTCCCTATGGGTTTCCTTGGGGAAACCCATAGCCCCGGACCTGTGGGTTGCCCCAGGGAAACGCATGGGTTTCCCTGGGGCAACCCAGTACGTTTCCTTGGGGAAACCCCTTTCTTTCCTTGGTTTCTCCCTCTCTCCTACCTATCCCCCAACCCCCCACGGCTTCGCCGCAGGGGGCTCTGAGAGCCCCCTGGCGGGCTTTCAAGGCAGCTGGGGTGATCTTGTGCCTATCGGCCTATCCGAGGGGCGCAGAGGGGATCTCAGGGCCTCCAGGGGGCAGGTTGAGGAAGGCCCTGACGACGGCGGTGTCGCCGGTGGCGTCCGCGAGTTGCCCGGCCGCTGCGAAGGCCCGGGACTGGATGCGGCGGACCTCCTCGGCGATGTCGGTGATCGGGTAGCCGGCGTCGGCGAGCATCCGCACGCACGTCTCCAGGGAGAGCAGCCCGGCCTCGTAGCCCTTCGCGGCCTGGTCGAGGGCCTCGGCCTTGTCGGTGGGCACGTGCGGGCCCCACACGATCTCGGCCTGCGGCAACTCCCCTACCGGCCAGCCGACCTGCCCGGCCTGGAAGAGACGGCCGACGAACTTGAACAGCAGCCGGTACTTGTGGGCGCGGGCGAGCCGCATCTCCCCGACCAGGGCGTCCAGCGGGCCGAGGGCAAGCGCGAGCGCGTACCCGGACGGGACTTCGGACGGCTGGACGGTGCCGAGCCCGGACGCGGTGAGGCGGCTGTTCGCGGCGAGCCGGTCGAGGAGGTGATCGGTGCGCTCCCGCAGCTCCCGCAGTTGCGGGGACGTGTCGAGGGTCGACATCGACCCGCCCTCGTTCAGCGACCACACCGTGCCGGCCTGCACCCGCAGCGGCACTGCGGTGCCGGTGGCCCGGTCCTTGGGCAGCCGCACCCCGGACAGGGCGATGATCGGCGTGCCGGTCGTCCCGGACGAGGCGGACGAGTCAGTGTCGGTCGCGGCGAGCTCGTCGAGGACCTGCATCACCCGGGAGATCACCGGCTGCCCCCACTGCTCGCCGGTGTCGGGAACGGAGTTGGTGAGGTGCACGATCGGCAGGAAGTCCAAGGCCAGGTCGAGGCCCTGGAGGACTTCCCCGTCCTTGCGGACCCGATAGCGGGCCCGGTGGGCAGGCAGGTTGTAGACGCTCTCGCCGGCCTTGAGGTCTTCGAGCAGCCACTCTGCGTCGGTCAGGTAGCAGGTGACGGCCGAAGGACGGTCCGGTGCCCAAGGGTAGACCCGGGTCACCCGGCCCGTGCCCGCCTCGATCCGGTCGCCCGGCCGCAGCACCATCTCCCCGTCCGGGCCCTGCACCCACTCCCGGTGCCCGGTGCCGTCCGGGTGGACGACCGACACAGTGGTCCCGCCGATCGGGCCCAGCTCGTAGGTGATCCGCCGCACCCTCGCCCGCTGCCCGGTGGCCGGGTCGGCGGGCAGCTCCCACGCGAAATGCACCCGCGACGGGAAGCCCGTGGTGTCGACCTCGTCCTCCGTCAGCTCCGGGAAGTACCAGCCCGGGTCCATGGTGCGCAACATCGGCCGTCCCGCGTCCGCGTCCCAGGCCAAGGTGTAGACGGCATCGCCGTAGCGCACCGCAGACCGCTCGGCCTGCTGCATCCGCATCGGCAGCAACTCCCGGCGGGCCCAGTCCCGAAGGCGATCCTGCACGTCCCGGGCGAGCACGGCCTCCGGCCCCGGGTCCTGCCCGATCGCCTCGGCTCCGGGCACCACAATGCTCTGCGACGCCCCGAGCAGGTAGCCGAGCGCGGAGGTGTTCAGCTTCGCGGCGTCGCCAAGCTCGCGCCGGTCGAGGCCCGCCTCGTCGCCAGCCGCAGCGGTCAGGCCGCCGGCCTGGTTCTGGTCGTAGGCGGCAAGGATCTTGTACGCCTGGAGGCGGCGCCAGTCCTCGGGCGGTACCCAGCCCGAGGCGAGTTCAGCGAACGGTCCGCTTCCCCGCCTCGGCGGGCTGGACATGACCGGCTTGTAGTTCAGCCAGCTCCAGGCGTCGATGATCAACTCGCGCAGGCCCACGGCCGCTGCCCTCCCAGGCAACTTGGCCCCACGCCGAAGATCAGACTACGGGGTGATCAACCCGCTTCCGCCGCCGTCCGCCGGCTGCCACGATCAGCACACCACACCGGGAGGGGCAAACATGGCAGATCTCGACTTCGGCGCCTACAGGCTGTACCTCAAGGAACAGCGGCACGCGATCAGCATGCTGACCGGGTTCGGCGCACACCGCCTGACCATTCATCTGGAGTGCTCGGCCACCGGGACGTTCCCCGACAAGGCGGCCCACTCCGTGGCCGGCGAGTTGTGGGCCGACGACCTCGGGCAGTCGGGCTGGCTCGGCCACCTCGTCCAGGAGTGGCCCGTCGAGGCCGCCAGCCCCGGCGTCACCATGGGCCTCACCATCACGCTCACCGACACCCAGCTCGCCGCCCTGGAGAAGGCCCGGCAAGGAGCCGACCTGCGCCTGCGCCTGCACCTCACCGTCACCGCCCTGAACGGCGACGGCGGCTGGCCGGCATGCACGACTCAGGTCACGTTCACCGTGCCGCACAACGAGTGGTCGCAGGTCGTCACCGAGGCCGGCCACGGGGCCTTCGTCACCGTCCTCGTCCCGATCACCGCCGACGAGCATCGGAGCACCGCAGCCCGACGGCTGCGGGAAGCCCAGACCGCGATCCGCGCAGGCGACTTCGAGACCGCGGTGTCCAAGGCACGCCTTGCCATGGACGCCGTACGCCCGGCCAACCACCAGAAGGCGTACTCCGCGGCGAGCTCCAAGAAGGCGAAGGACCGCGACCAGGACGAACGGTGGACCGTCCTGCTCCAGGCCACCTACGACTTGTTCGGCGGCGCCCACCACGACGACCCCGACACGACCGAGCACTTCACCTGGAGCAGGGCGGACGCGATGACCGCGCTGGCGCTCACCGCCGGGCTACTCGACCGCCTCGACGGTAAGTAGCCCCGTTACGCGGGAACCCGGCAGCCTTCGTCGAAGCCGCCACGGTCCACCAGCAGCTTCTGGGCGGGGGTGAGCTTCGCCCACTCCGCGTCGCACAGCGCGGTGTCGCCCTGGCGGCCGCCCGCCTGGACGATGTGGAGCTGGGCATACCGGCCGACGACCTTCGAAGCTTCCCGGTGCTGGGCGCCGTCGCCGGCGAACTTGGCGGCCCACTCGGGAGTCCCGGCTGACGGCGACGCCACGGCCGACGGCACGGAGCCGCCGGCACCGGCTGGCGGCTGCCCGCTGCCGTTGGACGCGCAGGCCGCCAAGCCCCCGAGAAGTACAAGTCCCGCTACAGCGGCACCAAGCCGCACCCCACCCTTGATCATGGACAGGGAACGTAGCAGGGGACACGAACAATCCGCGACGGAACCGGGCCGCCGTCTCACCCAGCGGCGCTGCTCCCCGAAGACAGTTCGGCCAGCTGCGCCCACAGCCCGGCCGGGTAGAGGTCGAGGGACAGCGCCACCTCCAGGCGCGTGATGGTCACCATGTCCGCGGACTTCTCGCCGGCCACCAGCCGGTTCACTGTGGCGTGGCCCACGTCGGCGCGCCGCGCAAGTTCGCGGGCGGACCAGCCCTTCTCGGCCAGCGCATCGCGCAGCCGCTTCGACACGGCCCTTGCCACCACCGCTTCCACCGGTGCGTCCGGAGCGAACTCGACGTCCGGCCACTTCCCGGACAGCGCGTACCAGGCGGCGGGCTGGATCTCACGCGACGGCACCGGCGTCCTCCTGTGCATCCGATGGCATTGACCGCCCCATCCTGCCCGGTCACCAGCCCCTACCCCAACGTTCCGGCCCCTGATGCCGCTTGCCCCGGCACGGGTGGATCACATATGGTCCACCCAGGTGGATCACACGTGATCCACCTGGGTGGCCGGTGTCGCCGATCTTCAACTGCCCGAGCTGTGTCGTGGCCAGCGGGCAGAGCGGGGGAGGTCGGCGCCCCGGCCGCCCAGAGGAGGACCGCCGGGAGGGCAGCGACATGAAGACGTGGGCGCTTTACGCCGGGATCGACTGGTCCAAGAACCTGAACGACCTAGCCGTGGTCGACCGGACCGGCCAGGCAGTCGCCGCCCACCGCTTCGAAGCCACCCCCGCCGGCGTCCGCGAGGCCCTGGCCGTGATCTCCGCGCTGCGCGCCAGCCACGGCTTCTCCCGCAAGTCCGTGCCGGTCGCCATCGAGGCCAGCCGCGGCCTGCTCGTCACCGCACTGCGCCAGCACGGGCAGACCGTAGTGCCCGTCCACCCGGCGACCGTCGCTCGCTACCGGGGCCGCATCAACCCAGGCAACCGCAAGAAGTCCGACGCGGGCGACGCCGCGCTGCTGGCCAACATCTTGCGCACCGACGGCCACCTCCACCGGCCACTCCCCCGCCACAGCGAACTCGTCGAAGCCCTCGGCACCCTGACCCGCGCACAACTGCGCGCCGTCCGCACCAGGCAGCACCACTACCTGCAACTCCGCTCCCAACTTCGCGCCGTTCACCCCACCGCGGTCACGGCTTGGGCGCACCTCGGCGGCCGCCTGTTCCGGCCCGAGGCCCGGGAGGTCATCGCGCTCGCACCAGCCAGCGGCAGCGCCGCCCGACTGACGCGCCGACAGATCCGTGCCGCCCTCGAACGCGCCGGCCGGACCCGTTTGCTGGACGCCGAGACCGAACGGCTGCACGCATTGTTCCAGGTCGCAGCCCTCCGCAACCCTCCGATGGTCGAAGACGCGCTCGGCCGTGAAGTCCGCGCCACCGTACGGCTCCTGTCCGAAGCCTGCGCCAGCGCCGACGAACTCGCTGAAGCCGCAGGCGAGCTGTTCACCCAGCACCCGCAACACCCGATCTACCTCTCCTTCCCCGGCGTCGGCCTGCTCACCGGCTCCCGGCTGCTCGCCGAACTCGGCGACGACCCCAACCGGTTCGCCACTGCGAAGGGCATGGCCGCCTACGCCGGCGCCCGCCCCTTCACCTGGGCGAGCGGCGACTCCCGCAAGGTGCTGCACCGCCGGACCGCAGCGAACAAGCGCCTCGCCGCCTGCGGGCATCACTGGGCGTTCTCCACGCTGACCAACTCTCCGGAGTGCCGCGCCTACTACGACCGACGGCGCGCGGCAGGCGACCGGCACACAGCGGCCTTGCGCCGGCTGTTCGCCCGGCTGCTGTCGTCACTGCACCATTGCCTGCGTCACGACGAGGAGTTCGACGCCTCCGCCTGGCCGCGCGCGCCCGAGACGCCGGCCGGCTGACCCCCGGGTCGGCGGACAGGCGGCCGGGCCGGGAGAACGCCTGATGATTCACCCCGGACCACGAGTCCCGACGCGGGAGCGGTGCCGCGTCCGGCCGCCTCTCCGTCGACCCGGAACCCCAGATGGACAGGCGGCCGGAGCGAGACGCCCGATTCTACGAGCCGGGCCCCGAGCCCCGAAGAGGGTACGGCGCCGCCCGGCCACCACCCACCATCTTCAACTCCCGATGACTGGAAGGACTTTGATGCGCGGCCTCCTCAACGAAACATACCTGAACGACCTCTGCGAGCACCTCGCGGTTCGCCCGCCGACGCGCGGCACGTGGCTGGACCGGGCGCGAGGCTGGTCGGCCCCGCCGGGCGACCGCCGCCACGGAGCCTGGCTGCGGATCGTCACCACACCGCACATCCTCTACCAGGTCGCCGTCGAAGCAGAGGTACCGCTGCCCGCCCACACCCGCGACGCTCACCCGCTGCAACTCGTCGCCGAGGAGAACGCGATCGCCACGACCCTCGCCGTGTACGCCGCGCTCATGCCGACCGCCCCCGGAGGCGAAGCCCACCTCGCGGGCGGCCCCAGCATCGGCACGATCATCGGCACCTCGACCAAGCGCGGGCCCGCCCACGAGGTCACCGCCCGAGCCACGATCCGGGAGATTGCCCGCAGCGGACGTCCCGCCATGTCCCGACTCGTCCACGACGCCGGCCGGGCCCGCGGCTCCCGCGTCGACCTGCGCACCGTCGTCGCCGTCGCCTTCGGCATCGCCGGCAGCCAGCGCCCCCAGCGCCTCACCACCAACCCCACTGGGCACTGGCCCAACGCCCTCGACACAGAGCAGCAGGTGTGGGAGCCCGCCACGGAGGTAATCGGGGACTTCACCGCCGCCGCCCGGTAGGGCCGGGGACCGTCACCTCCGCGGTACCGCCGCTGGGCCGCTCACCGCCCACCAAGACGGTGCTGTGCAGCGGCCCGATCGGCAGCCCCATCCCGATCAGTTGAACGGCCCTCGACCGGTAGCAGGCGGAGCTGACGCTAGGTTCGCTCGATGTCCCGACGCGTTCTAGCGATCTTGTCCATGAAACGAACCGCGCGCCGACCAGGCGCTTCCAGGTCCGCCCGGCCATGGTCGGCCGCCTCGTTTCCGGAGGTGAACAGCGGCAGAGGCGACTCGTATCCGATGGTGGCTTCATACGCCGCAACGGTCAGGCGCCCACCCGCAACTGCGACTCGAAGCGCGAGGAGACTACTCGCGTCATGGCACCCGGCCCAGCCAGCGCAGATTCGGCTGGCCGGGCTGCCCTTGTCGTTCTGGTGGCACGAGAAGATCGCAGCGGGTTGATACGGCGTCTCACGGTCATAGCGGCGTAGCTTCTCGTACTCCTCGTCCGCCCATATCCCAGAGGGCACGTCTCGCCTGTAGGGGCAGCTGTCGCACGGGCGTGGAGCTGGCGGACGGATTGAGTCGGACACCCCGCAAGTATCGTGCATCCCAACGACACGACAGGCCTGGTCCGACCGTCCAAGCCCTCAACGCTTCCCCGACGATCGGCCTATCGGCGGCCCCGCAGTCGACCATCATCCATGCCCTGCCCAAGCGCGTCGGTCTGACCACTGCCGGCCAGTTCGGTGAGACCGTGGACCGCGGCGTCCATCCGGTCGGGGCTGTTCATGCCAGCCACCCAGGTCACCATCTGCCCTTCCAGCTCCGTGAAGTGGCCGACGTGGTGAACCCGGCCCTGGTCGTACAGCTGCGCCACCGGTTCGGCCCGCAGCCGCTTGCCAACCTTCGCGTTGACTTCGACGATCATCGGCATCAGCTCGCCGCGGGTCTCCCCGTCGCGGGCGAGCTGCTCCCACGCCTGCGAGACCACGGACTTGGCCATGTTGCCGCCGTAGTTGGCCTCCACCACGATGGCGTCCGCGCGCAGCGACAGCGCGAGGCGGCATGCGGTCAGGCCCCAGTCGTTCGCGCCGAGGGTGCCGGACTTGTCGGCCAGCACGTACAGGTGCTCGTCGTAGTCGGCGCCGAGGCCGACGATGCCGGTCTCGTCGTTGACGGTGGAGTCACCGCCGGACGGGTCGACCGCGACGACGACCCGGGCCAGCTCGACTGCGGCGAACTCGACCGGGGTGAGCCGGTGCTTGTCGATCCAGGCTCGCTGCCACACCCCGCCCTCGACGGGGCGGGGCTTCTGCTGGAACAGGCTCCACCACACGCGCTCGCCGACGGCGCGCCGGATCGCCGCCAGGGCCTTGCGCCCGTAGCGGGCCGGCCACAGCGGTTCGCCGATCTTCCGGCCGAGCGGGTCGTCCTCGCTGTCGGCGATGGCGGGCAGGTCGATGATCGTCCAGTCGGAGGCGGTCTCGCCGGCGAGGATCCGCCCGGCGAGGTCGTCCTCGTGCCAGCGGGTCTGGATGACGATCACGGACCCGCCCGGCTCGACCCGGGTGAGGAGAACGGCCTGCCACCACTCCCACAACCGCCGTCGCATCGTGGGTGACTGGGCGTCGGCGTCGTCCTTGATCGGGTCGTCGACGACGGCCAGGTTCGCGCCCTTGCCGGTCAGGCCGCCGCCGACACCGGCCGCGAACAGGCCGCCCTCCTTCGAGAGGATGTCGAACCGGTTCGCGGCCTTGCTGCCGGGGTGCAGGTTCAGGCCGAACTGCTCGCCCCACTCGGTGATCGCGTCCCGGATCCACCGGCCGTGGTCGTCGGCCAGGTCCGAGGAGTACGAGGCGATCATGACCCGGTGGTCCGGGCGCTGGGCCAGGTACCACAGCGGCGCCCACCGTGCCGCGCGCCGCGACTTGCCGTGCCGGGGCGGCATCGTCAGCAGCAGCCGGATCGACTCCCCCGCGGCGATCCGCTGGAACACCTGGTCGATCAGGTCCAGGTGCGGGGCCTGCATCTCCTTGCCGTCGGTGAGGACCGCGGCGAGCGCCCCTGGCGAGTGCCGCAGCGCCAACTCCCGCTCCACCGCCGCCAGCCGGGTGCGCAGCGCCGGCGACGCCCGGGCTGCGATCTCCCGGCGCCGCTCCGCCGACAGCTTCCGGTACTGCTCGACCAGGACGTCGACGCCGCTCACCGGCCGCCCCGCTCGGCGTCCGGGTCGGTCAGCGCGATCAGCGCCGCCAGCTCGTCGGCGGTCGCGTCGGTGACCTCGATCGGGCCGCCGTCCTGCCCGCTGATCTCCGTGCGCAGCGGCCGGTCCAGGCCGCGCAGCCGGGCCCGGCGCTCCATGATCCGCAGCGCCCGGTCGATCGCGGGCAGCTCGCCGTCGCGCACCGCCCGCCGGTACGCGACGAGGAACAGCCGGTCCAGCCGGGCGTCCTCCAGGGCCCGCAGCGCCTCCACGTCGGCCTGCGACGAGGCGATCCGCTGTTCCAGGGCTTCCGTGATGTCCCGGTTCACGGACCGGATCAGGGTCTCCTCGTCCGGCGCGGGGCGGCCCTTGGCGTACAGCTCGTGCCCGTACCCCAGCGGGTAGGCGATCCGGTCGGAGTTCAGGGTCGGGTCGGCGGCGAGCTTGCGGCCGACGGTCAGCGGGTCGGCGCCGGCCAGGCGCAGTTCGACGGCGTCCGCCCGCCGCTGAGCGATGGCGGCGCGCTGAGCCCGAGTGGGGCGGGGCATGGGCGCTAGTCCTCCAGGGTGCGCCCCCGCGCCACCACCCATGATCCCCTACCACGGGCGGGCCTCACATTTCAGGCGATTCCCGAAGATCACCCCGCTACGAAAGGCCGCTCGGTAGCGTCGGCCCCATGGACTTCGACTCCCTCCGCGACGTGGTGCAGCGCACAGTGCTGTCGCTGCCTCACGGCCCGCGTGGGCGAGGGAAGCTGCTGCTCCCCGGCCAGGGAGCCAACACCAGCAACTCCGACTGCGAACCTGACTTCGTGGCCGTCAGCGGCATGGACCTGGTCGTCATTCAGGCCAAGTCGATCGTGGCGGCACGGGGAAGCCAAGCCGAAGTAACACGGTTCACAGAGCATTTCCTCGCAGAAGCATCCCGACAGGCGGAGAAGGGCGCCGACCTGCAGGACGGCCTCAGTGCCTCAATCGTTCTCGCCAGCAGCACACTCGAAGTCGGCTGTGACCTGACCGGCGTGCTCGCCATGGCCTTGTCGAAGCCGACATCAACACGCTCCCGGGAGCAGTTGGTTGGCAGGGGCTTGCGGGCTTTCATCGGCGGCAACGCACTACGCCGTCGTGACGACCAAAACCGCCAGCATGTCGACCTGTCTCCGCTGAATAGCAAGCTGTTCAGCAAGCCTCCCAGCAACGCCGCCCCCGGCGCTGACCACCAGCGTTGGCGGCGCCAGGTGGAATCGGGCTACCTGCTGCTGCGCAGTCGAAGCGCCGGCGTCTCCCTCTTCGACAGCAAGGCCGCCCTCTGGCAGCGTCAACTGGAATCGGCGTACCTGCTGGTGCGCAACCGCCGCGCCGAGTCGGCGCGACTGCTTCTCCCCGGCTACATCGTGGCGGGCCCCAGCGGCTTCGGGAACAGCAGCGAGACCGACCGGCTGGCGACAGCCTGCGGCCTGACCCGCCTCAGCGTGGCCCTGATCCCGCGCCCGCCCAGTACCGCAGCCTCCGGGGCTGGTGCCCCCGGCCGCGCGGCCAGGGAGAGAGCTGCGTGGAATTCTCGTGGGCACCGTTTCAGCCTGGCGGCCTGACGCTTCCGTCCGCCCCAGCTGACCCCTCAACTCTCTCTGGGTCCTTGTACATACAAGATCAACGAGAGGATGACCACTCTCATGAGTGGCGACATCACGATCAGGTTCGGGCTGCTGGAGCTCACCATGCCCGCCACCCCAGCCGGGTACGGCATCGCGCTCCTGGCCCTCGGCGGACTAGTGTCCGCCTACTACGTCTACGTCGTCAGGAAGCGCCGTCGGGACGACGAGTTCCCGCCGGGGCCCAACGGCTCGGGTGAGTCCGTTCCGTTGGAGCCCGGCGACCCCGACGGGCCCACCCCGGTCGACTCCCGGCCCCAGTTGCCAGAGCCCCGTGGACAGCGCAGCCGCCCCCAGCCGAACCGTCGTCGGCGGGCCCGGCAGCGGCAGTCCCGAAGGGAGCGGCGCCGGCCTCCGGCCCGCCACTGAACACCCCGCTGGGCCCCGCCACGTGGCGGGGCTCAGCCCGTTTCCGCCCCAGCGGCTCCAGCCGGGCGGGTACGATCCGCTGTGCGGCGACCAGTGTGCCGCGGTGCCCTCCAGCGGGATCGGCACGCCCACGGCCACGGTGGGCCTGGTGTTCGGCACGGCTGCCGGGGTGAGGATCGCAGGCTCGGCACGGCCCTCCACGAGGGCCTGGCCGTTGACGCCCTCACCCGCCCAGCAACCCGGGAGCGCCCGTGGCCACCACCGCCTTCACCAAGACGCTGCCGGTCGGCCGGGCCGTGTCCGCCACCTCCCTCGTCACCGAGTTCGGCGCGGTCCCCTAGACCGTGACGGACAGCACGGTGGTGCACGGCTGGCGGGAGGAGGCGACCGAACACGGCGTGCCAGCGGACCGGGTGCCACCCGAGTACACGCACCTGATCACCGGGGCACGCGACACGCCGAGCGGAGAAGTCCGAGGCCGACGGGACGCCTCACGGTCTCGCTCACTGCTCACGGAGATGGCGCATCACGGTCGGGCTCCCCGATCCGGGGGAAGCTCCCCGACACCGAGGTCGATGCGGGCGCGGTGGGCGCGGACGGGGTGGCGCCAGCGCCCGGCGCTGTCGCGGGCGGTGTCAGCCGACACTTCCAGCACTACCTGGGGCTCGACCAGGCGGACGTCGAGCTTCTCCCGACTGCCCCAGCCGGCCGAGAACGTCCATCCGGTCCACGGGTGTCCGGTACCCTGGGCGGGCGTCAGCCGCCCAGCCAGGTCCCGAGCCAAGGCAGGGCTGAGGCCGGTGGTACGGCCGACGTAGCGCAGTTGCCCGTCCGGGTCCCGGCGGCCGAGCAGGACCGTACCGGGCATCGCCGGGGTGCCGGTGACCGCGCCAACGATGGCCTCGGTGGTCGTGCGGACCTTGTACTTCCGCCACGCCCGCCGACCCGGCAGGTACCGCTCGTCCAGCCGTTTGAAGCAGAGGCCCTCCAGCCCGGCCGCGGTCCACCCGAGCCACTCCCGCGCCACCGCCGGGTCGGTCGTCGACGGGCACAGCGCCAACGGCCCCGCCGCCGGCAGACCGGCGAACAGCTCCTCCAGCGCGGCCCGGCGCCGCACATACGGCCACCGGCTCAGGTCCTGCCCGCCGTCGTGCAGGAAGTCGAAGGCGACGTAGTGCGCCGGCCATTCCCGGGCCGCATGCTCCGCCCGCGCCCCGCGCGAGGCGAGCCGGCGCTGCAGCCGCTCGAACGCCAACCGCCCGCCTTCCCACACCACCAACTCACCGTCCAACCCCACCCCCTCACCCAACTGCGCCTGCGCGGCGCGCACAACCTCCGGGAACGCTGCCGCCATCTCCGCCCCGCGCCGCGACCGCAACGCCACTCGCCCACCCTCACCGACCGCCAACTGCGCCCGGTACCCGTCCCATTTCGGCTCCGCCGCCCAGCCGATGGGCAGGTCGGGGCTGCTCACCGGCTCGGTAAGCATCGGCTCGGGCAGTGTCCACGAGGTCACGACTCCCATCGTCGGGGCGGGAAGCGGCGGGTGCAGCCGGTGCCGTCCCTGGCCGGCACCGGCTGCGCCCGCCGCGTCCTGGTGCTGCGGGTGGTCAGCGGGCGCGTACCACGGTGATGACGGGGTTGTCGCAGCCAGCGGCGATCCGCTGGACGGCGGTGTGCTCGGTGAGGTCGACGCTCAGGCCCCAGCGGGTTTTGACGGTGACCCAGTCGGCGATGTAGCGGCAGGTCGCGCTGGCGGCGGGGGGCATCCACTGGGCGGGGTCGCGGTCGGCCTTGGACTGGTTGGCGCTGTCGTGGACGGCGAGGAGGGAGCGGCGGTCGTCGAGGTCGTTGGCGTAGGCCTGGCGCTCGGCCGGGCTCCAGGCCGCCGCGCCTGAGTCCCAGGCCTCTCCGAGGGGCACCATGTGGTCGATGTCGACGTCGAACTTGTCGGTCTGCGTGGTCTCGTCGTACCAGGACTTCCACACGCCGGTGCCGGCGACGATGGTGCAGCGCCCGGTGATCTCGGGCGCGACGACGGCGTCGCGGAGCAGGACCTCGTTGCGGGTGTTGCAGCCGTCCCGGTCGGCGTCGATCCAGTGTTTGAACTGCTCGCGGGAGTAGCCGTCGCGGGGGCCTTCGTCCTCGACGGGCAGGGCCGCGACCAAGTCCGACAGCGGGGCGCTGACCACGTCCCCGGCCGCGGCCGCGGCGGTGCTGGAGGGCAGGAGAAGGGCGGGAACGGCGAGGGTGGCGACGAGCACGGCGCGCAAGGTTCTCATGACCGGGTCTACGCGCCCGGCAGGCAACCGGTGACGGGCCGGTGCCGGAATTCATTCGATCGAACGGCAGCTGGTCGGCTCAGGACACCCCGGCGCGGTTCCCGGGTGCCGCCCGCGCCGCCTCACGTCTGCCGCAGCACCCGCTCGCACTCCAGGCACCGTACGGCGGCGAGCTCGGGCGGGTACCACCGCTGCCCGGGGCGGGTGCGCTGGTACTCGGAGTGTTCCATCTGCGCGGTGTCGAGGCCGCACAGCGTCACCGGGAGCGGATCCAGCGGCACATCCGGATCGGGCCCAGCGGCGTGCACAGCCACAACCGCCGGGTCGGCGCCGCCCGGGCCGACACCTTGGTCGGCGTCCCGCTCGACCAGCACGATGATCGACATGCCTCCGAGCCTCGTCCCGTCCACCGCCCGGCGCCACCCGGCAGGTCGCCGGCCACGGCCAGTGGACGAGCGCCGTGCTTGCCTTGGTCGAGGGCGGGGTCCGTGCCGTTCAGGGCGTGACAGCGTCAGCGGCGAGGTCTACGGTCTGCACAACGCTCGTCCGCCGGGCAGCCCGAGGCCGACGGACGTGCCAACGATCCCCGTCCCGGGTGCCCCACACGCGCGCGGGACGGATACGGCCGGCGGAGCAGTGGCCGGCCAGTACGCGGCTCTCCGCGGTGCCACGCCCTCCCCTGTCGCGTGCACCCCGGAGGGCCGCCACGCAGCGAGAGACCAGGCGACTCGCGGGGGATTCCGCCCGGGGCCAGATCGACACGCCGAACCAATTCCGGCCGCCAGTCGACTTTGTGACGATCAATCACATGAACGACGACCGGCACCCGTTGTCAGTGCCCCGGTCTACAGTCACTTCTCGTCGATGCCGGCGCCGGTTCGCGGAAGGGGTGAGGTCTGTCGTGACACAGGTGGAGACGCTGCGCGCGTACAAGTTCGCCCTGGACCCGACCGCTGCGCAGCTCGCCGACCTCGCCCGGCACGCAGGCGCGGCCAGGTGGGCGTTCAACCACGCCCTCGGCTCGAAGGTCGCCGCGCACCGCCAGTGGCGCGCCGCCGTCGATGCCCTGGTCGCCGGCGGCATGCCGGAGCCGCAGGCCCGCAAGGCCGTGAAGGTCCCGGTGCCGGGCAATCAGGCGATCAAGAAGACGCTGAACGGGTTGAAGGGCGACTCCCGCTCCGACCCGGCACTCCCGGACGGCTTCCACGGACCTCCCCGGCCCTGCCCCTGGTGGCACGAGGTGTCGACGTACGCCTTCCAGTCCGCGTTCATCGACGCGGACCGGGCGTGGGGCAACTGGCTGGACTCCCTGACCGGCCGACGCGCCGGCGGCCCGGTCGGCTACCCCCGCTTCAAGCGCAAGGGCCGCGCCCGCGACTCCTTCCGTCTGCACCACGACGTGAAGAAGCCGACGATCCGCCTCGACGGCTACCGGCGGCTCCAGCTCCCGCGCCTCGGGTCGATCCGCGTCCACGACTCCGGCAAGCGCCTGGCCCGCCTGATCGCCAAGGGCCACGCCGTGATCCAGTCCGTCACCGTCTTCCGCGGCGGCAACCGCTGGTACGCCAGCGTCCTCGCCAAGGTGCAGCAGGACATCCCCGACAAGCCGACCCGCGCCCAGACCGGCCGGGGCACCGTCGGCGTTGACTGGGGCATCAAGCACCTCGCCACGCTCTCCCAGCCCCTCGACCCCGCCGACCCGGCCACCCTCCACGTCGCCAACCCGCGCCACCTCGACGCCTGGAACCGGCAACTCGCCACGGCGCAGCGCGCGCTGTCCCGCACCGAGCGCGGGTCGAAGCGCCGCGCGAAGGCGGCCCGCAGGGTCGGCGCCATCCAGCACCGGATCGCACAACGGCGCGCCACCACGGTGCACCTGCTCACCAAGCGGCTCGCCACCGGGTTCGCCACCGTCGCCGTCGAAGACCTGAACGTCCGCGGCATGAGCGCCTCCGCACGCGGCACCGTCGAACAACCCGGCAGCCGCGTCCGACAGAAAGCCGGCCTCAACCGTGGCATCCTCGATGCCGCCCCCGGCGAACTCCGACGCCAACTCACCTACAAGACTTCCTGGTACGGCTCCACCCTCGCGGTCCTCGACCGCTGGCACCCGTCCAGCAAGACCTGCTCCTCCTGCGGAACAGCGAAACCCAAGCTGACCCTGAGCGAGCGGGTGTTCACCTGCACCACCTGCGGCCTGACGATCGACCGCGACCACAACGCGGCCGTCAACATCGCCAGACACGCCGTCGTCCCCCTGGTAGAGGGGGACGCTAACGCCCGCAGAAGTCCACGCCCGGCCGATGCAGGCCGGGACGGACACGCCGAAAGGCAGAAGCGGGAAGGCCCACCACCCGGTGGGTCACCTCGGCGGGAGTAATCCCCCCGACAGCCCCCACACCCCGGACAACTCCACAGAGGGTCAAGAAAGCGCAAAGCCCGGACAACATCCCAGGTCGCAAAGGGTCCGGCCCGGGCGCGCAGGGGCTGACCGACGCACCTTCTCGGCCCCTTCCCGGCGAGTGAGTCCGGCCCGGGCGCGCAGGGGCTGACCGGCCCTGTCCACCAGCCTGCGTTCGCTGCTGCTGTCCGGCCCGGGCGCGCAGGGGCTGACCGTCTCGTGCGCCACCTGCTTGCTGACCCACCACGTCCGGCCCGGGCGCGCAGGGGCTGACCGTTTCGACCAGCGTGCACTTGATCTGAAACGCAGTCCGGCCCGGGCGCGCAGGGGCTGACCGATATGGGAACCGGCATCCAGAGCGGCTCGTCGTCCGGCCCGGGCGCGCAGGGGCTGACCGAACGACAAGTGGTCGACAGGCAAGGAGTACACGTCCGGCCCGGGCGCGCTGGGGCTGACCGTCCTGTGGCGCCGGCGAGGGCGAGTCCTGCCGGTCCGGCCCGGGCGCGCAGGGGCTGGCCGGCAATCCGCTTCAGATCTACCGGGTTCCAAGGTGCTGTACCTGCTGCTCGGCGACGTCTCGGAGGGTCACCGAGCAGCAGGCGGCTCAGCTGGTGGCGAGCACGCCGAAGTGCTGGTCGATCAGCTCGGCGACTTCGACGTCCCAGCCTTCGGGGAAGCCCCGGCTGTCCACATTCACCACACCGGCGACGCCGAGGTAGGCGTATGCGCGATCACGGGCGACAACCGTGGGGAGTTGCTTCACGAGGAAGCCTCGGATGGCGTGCACGGAGGCGTCGCCGAAGCCCGAGTCCTCCAGGGCGCCCCCGAGATGATTGACCACGCGGCCTACGGTGGCGTGGCGGGGAAGGGAGCAGCGGAGTGGACCTTGGTCGTGCAGCTGTCCGCCAGTCAGGTCCTGGAGGGCTTCGCCGACCAGCTGTGCCACGGCGATAGTCCGGGGGCGCTTTCCCCTGAGCACGGTGACGTACCAGCGGGAGCCCTGGCGCTCTACGGACCCCTGCCGGGCGAGGTCCGCGATCTCGCTCGGGCGGAGGCCGGCGAGGAGCGCCAGCCGTTCGACCGTGGCGTACTCGGTGGGCACGCCGATGGTGCCGCGCAGGAACCTGCGGGCCTCCGGGATGGTGAGCGGGCGGGTGTCCAACCTCGGCGTCCCCTTGTGAGGGCCGGGGGACGAGAAGTGGCGGGGGCGCGCACTGCGGCTGTCGGGGGTGGTGGTGTTCACGGGCGGGCGCTCTCGGTTCGGGCCGTCGTCGCGGTCGGCGCGTCGGCGGTGACTTGCCGTTCGATGGCGGCGATGGGTGGCTGGTGCGCGGCCCGCTGGGTCTCCCCGGCCGGGCGGGCGGCGGCGCGGCGGGTCGGGGCCTCCTTGTCGGGGTGGGAATGAGTTCGCCCTGCCCGACGCCGGGGCGGGTCACGGTGACGCGGGGCCGGTCGCCGTGGACGTCCGGGACGCCGCGCACGGCCACGAGGTAGTGAGCGAACCACCAGTTGCGGCAGGTGCGGAACTCGCGACTGGCGGCGCGGGGGTCGTCCGGCGGGATGTGCACGTCGGTGAAGGGGATGGGCCGGACGCCGTCCAGGTGGACGGTGAGGTCCTGGACGGCGAGGGTCTGGGTGTGGCCGGGGGCGGCTTCGAGGGCGAGGTGGGGGTTGTCCTTCCAGCTGTAGGGGGTGGTGACGCCGCAGAGGTACCAGGCGATGGCGTGAGGGAACTCGTTTAGTTCGACTGTGACGCGGGTGATGTGTTCGTCGACGGCTCGGCTGTAGCGGCCGTGGAGGGAGACGGCGCAGTGTCGGCTCAAGTCCGCGCCTGTGACGTACTTGAGCCATAGGTGCCGGTACCGGCGTTCGCCGACCTGGACTGTGATGCTTGGGGTCAACTCCTCTATCCCATCTGATAGTTGATTCACACCATTTGTCTACATTTTATACTCCTTTAGGTGATTGCCCTAACTGCCGTCACGCTCAGCGCAGGCCGCCATCAGCGCCTCCACCAGCGGCTTGTGCCGGTTGTGCCGGTAGTTGCCGGGGTACTCCATGTTGAACTCCAGCTCCAGCGCGGCCCGCCGCTGCTCCGTCGGCAGCGCCCTCGGCCTCTGGCACACCGCGTAGATGTTCCCTCCGGTGGGATTGCCCCGGACTTCGACCTTCTCGAAGTACCGGTCCATCAACTCCCTCAGCGATTCCGGCGTGTGGAACCGCTGCATGGTCCACACCCCCTGCCTGAACGTCGCGGTGAACCCGTTCTCGTCCAGGAATTCCAGCGCCCGCCGGTAGCGGCCGTTGTTGCGCGCCTTCTTGCCGGCCATCCGGCGCTCGACCGAGCCGAGGGACCTGGTGCCCGTGAAGAAGGTGCCGTCGGCTGCGAGCAGGGAGTTGCAGGCCGTCACCACCGCGTTCTCGAAGTCCAGGCTGGTGACGGAGTTAAGGACCGAGTCGAGCACGACGACGTCGTACAGGCCGTTCGCGCGGACGTCTCGCTGGAGGTCGCGGATGTGCGAGACCGTCGCGGCGACGTCGAGGGCGTTCAGTTTGCCGGCGGCCTTGACGTGGGGCTCGTACCAGTGCGCGTCCCAGCCCTGCGCCTTGACGCGCTTGATGTATGCGAGTTCCCCGGCGCCGAAGTCGACCACGCGCTGGCCGGGGCGCAGCGCCGGCAGGACGTGCTGCTCGTACGTGGTGGACTTGTTGGAGTCGCCTTCGTCGCCGCCGAGGCGGTGCATCTGGCACCAGTGTTGGTTGTAGGCGCGGATGCCGAGCTGCGTGTAGTCGTACACGCCGTACTCGCCGTCCAGCCACACCGCCAGCTCGTCGGCTTCCTGCACGGACATGCGGTAGCACAGCAGCGGCAACTTCAGATCGGCCACGACCACCGCGTAGTCGTTGTTGAGGATGACCCGGCCGGCCGAGTCGGCGACGACCGAGCCCCAGGCGCCGTACCGGGTGACGAGGCGGCGGATCTCCGACTGGATCGCCGCGTTGGAGCGGGAGACCGCGGTGACGTCCTCCGGCTCGATCCACTCCCAGCCGTGCGCGTCCGGCGCGGATGCGCGCACCCGCACCTTGCTGCCGTCCGTCTCCACCGAGTTGTGCAGCAGGTTGAACTGCACTTCGTCGCCGGTGCTGACGTGCCCGTCGAGGAGGATCGCCGGGACGTGGCTCTCCCCGATGGCCTTCAGCGACTTGGTGCGCTGGTGGCCGGCGATCAGGATGCCGTTGCCGTTGACGATGACCGGCTTCACGCAGCCGTACAGCTTCAGGGACTGCTGAAGGCGGCCGAACGCCTCCTCGGACAAGCGGCGGGGGTTGTACGGGGCCGGCTTGAGACCGGCGACCGGATAGGCCTCGACGAACTCAGGCACCGGTCTGCTCCTGCCCGGCCTCGTGCTGGTCGAGGAGGTAGTGCGCGAAGCCGGTGTCGGTACCGCGCGCGGTGTAGAAGGCGTCGTGGACGTTGTTGAGTCGCTCGACCTCCTCCCGGGTGATCTGCACGCGGGTGGTGTCCCACTGCACGAAGCCCCACTGGAGGTGCTCGTCCGCCGTCCGCTCGCCTTCGCGTTCGATGGTCTCGGCGGCGAGCTGGGAAGGAAGTTCGATGCCGTCGAGGAGTTCATCGACCGCGTCCTGGTCGTAGCCGGTGCCGTCGAGGCTGCCCAGGCCGGACAGGATGTCGGCCAGCAGCTCGGTGTCGTACCCGGCCAGGTCGCTGGTGCGGTTGTCGACGATGACGATCTTCGCGGCGTCCTCGTCGTCGACGTCGACCCAGGTCACGGCGATCTGGTCCCAGCCGCGCTCGATCGCGGCGTCCCAGGTGTGATTGCCGGCCAGGATCTCGTTCGGGCGGCCGGTCCGCGTACCGCGGTTGACGACGATGGGCTTGAACTGGCCGTGCCAGCACAGGGATTCGGCGACGGCCGCGACGTCGCCGCGCCGCGGGTTGCGATGGTAGCGGGTCAGGTCGCCGATCGGGACGGCGAGGGGGAGGAGGGAGTCAACGATCCGGTCGATCGGTTCACGCACGGAACTGGTCCTTCGTAGGCCGATTCCCCGCGCCCTACGGGCCAACAGCCTAGACGATCAACGATCTCGGGCTGCCTGGCGCTTGCCGCCACGGAGTTGAACCGGAATCTGATGGCGCGTCGGACCTTTGGACAGCACCGAGGGACAAGCCCGAGGTTCACTCTTCCGCCAGACGTAGGGCGGACCGAGCGGTGCGCCCAGTCGGCGCCGCAGTCCCCGAAGCGATCGGCGCAACCTGCCCGCTGCCAGCCGCTTTGACTGCACGTTGCGCCCAGCCCGATACTCGGTGGCACGCCGGGGCGTCACAGTGCCGGCGTGGCCTTCTCCCATCAGTGTGAGGGCCGTGCTCGTTGGGTGATTGTCGCCCGTGCCGGACGCACGGGTCGCGGACAGCTCCACGCCCTTACCCCGCTCGACGGGGCCGAGTACAAGTAGGACCGCGCCGCCGGTGCCCAGTTGGAGCCCGGCCGCACCTCTGGACCGCGCCGGCGGGTCAGGCCAGCTTCGTTCCGCGACGCGGGAGGGGGTCGGCCGGACCCGCTCCGTGCGCCGCCGGCTCCTCTCCCCTACTTGAGAGGGGACTCTAGTGGTACAGGCCGATCTCGCCCCGGCTGGTTGGGCGGTGGTGGCCGTCGCCGCGATCGGCGGCGTCACGTTGGTGGTGGGCACGCTGTTCGACTTCTTCGCGTTGGTGTGCCGGAAGGCGACCGTGCTCGCTGGTGAAGTTCAGTCGGTCCGCCGGGCTTGGCGTGCTCTGCGTGGCGAAGGCGACGAAGCCGCTGACGACGACCGCGTTGGCGAGCGGCGGGGGGACGTTGCTGCCAGCCGCCCTGTCCGGCCGTAGCGGCTAGGGCTCACCGCAGCGCGTGGGGAACTGGTGCGCCCCGCCGGACGAGAACAAGTCCGGCGGGGCGGGTACGGGGTGTGGCCTGCTCTCCACGGTCCTCGTCCTGGGCTTCTTGTGATGTGATCCCGCTCGTGCAGAGGCGGCGAACAACGTAGCTGTTCCCGAAGGCAAGGCTGCTGGACAGCAGCGAGTCGAAACCCGGCATCGCCACTGCGCGCCCACGGTTGGCTCAGCAGGATGGCGGAGGTCGCGCCGGCGTTCAGCCGGTGGCGGCCCTACGGGCCATGTAGTCGGTGATGTCCTCGATGGTGACCCAGCGATTCAGGTCCTGGAGCACGTGCTCGCAGAGCTCCCGAAGCGTGGAGTTGGACTCGCTGCCGACAGCAATGCCGACAGCGAGTAGCGCCGCATCGCGGGTGGCGAACCGGCCCGGAAGCCACTCCTGGCCGTCGCGGCCGTGGTGCAGGATGAGCCAGCTCGTACCCTCTTCTGCGCCAGCGGTCGTGATGAGTTCGTATCGGCCGATCTGGTCGAACTTGGCTGCCATTGGGTCACCTCGCCGTTCAGAGTGTGTAGGGGCATCGGAGGTACGAGTGTGCCCGGCCGGATGGTGAGGCCCGGCCGGGCGGGTTCAGGAGGGTGGTCTACTCGCCGCGGTCTTCGTCCTGAGCTTCCTGCGGCGTGATCTCACCTGCGCAGAGGCGGCGGACGGTCTGCGTGCGGTCGTAGAGGCTGCTCTTCCCGGAGGCGAGGAGCCGGGCGGCGGCGGCAAGCCGGGCTTCGGCTTGCTCGGCCCGGTGGAAGAGGGCGTCGAGTTCGGGGTCGGTGATGGTGCTGGCCGTGGGCCGGGGCTCGGTCTGAGGCGGCTGGGGGTCGGTCATGTGGTCGGGCTCCGTTCGGGTGGTTCGCCGAGGAGGCCGACGAGACGATACCCGGTGCGCCGCGGGCGGCCGGTGCTCGTGGTCGCGGAGGCGTGAAGCGTGTTGAGGAGGATGAAGCGGCGGAGGGCCGAGCGGCGGCCGATGGTTTCGATCTCGGCCCGGTTGCCGTGGACGGCGATGATCCGGATCCGGCGCTTGCCGTCACCGGGGTGGCACGCCTCGTAGACCTGGTTGCTGCTGACCTGATGATCGGTCATTGGTCGTTGCACCTGCACAGGTTCGAGATGGGGTCACACCAGGAGTCGCAAGAGTTGCACCAGATGGCGCCGGGAACGGGCGGGGTGCGGTCGGGTTCGGGAATCACGGATGCCTTCATCTTCTGCTGACGGGTACGGAGCGCCAGGTCGAGCAGTTCGCGGTGCTGGGCGGCCTCGGGGTCGGGCCACCGCCGGCTGTACTTGCGGTGCCGGGGCGGGGCGGGCGAGAGCGGCGGCGGGCAGGCGCTTTCCCAATCGAGGGCTGCCAGGGGGCCGTATCTCTCGCGCATCAGGCGGTCGTACGCCTCGGGGTCGGCCGCGTCGTTGGCGGCGTAGGTGCTCATGCTGGTCCCTTGGGTGCGTGCAGGCCCGCCCGACGCGGAACGGAAGGGCGGGCCTCGTGACGAGCTGGCTGGCCCTCTCGCGGCATGCTCATGGGAGCTGCCCGGTTCCGGCAGGTGGGGCGCGGGGGAGTGCCGCCTGCCGGAACCGTGAGAGGGGTGTCACGGTGCACGTCGCCGGGGGCGGGTCCGGATGGGGCGGGCTCACCCCCTGGCGACATGCTGACCGTATCATCAATCTGTCCCCATACAAGTCAGGGCTTTGAGGAGCTGCCGGTCGCCGCCCTCAGCTCTTCGACGGTGCAGCCTTCGAATGGGGTGGTCCCGTATTCGTCGGCGTCCGGATCGCTCCCTGGCTCGTCGAACAGGGCGGCCTGCTTGCCGGTGGAGTACCAGGCGGAAGGTTCCATCTGGAGCCAGTCGGGCCGTTTGGGCACGGGATCTCCTCAGGGTTGGCGCTGGGCCCCCTTGCGGGGGCCGCGAGCTGTCGGCGGGTCAGGCGGCGACGGGCTCCAGGGCCTCGTCGACGGTCTCAGTGTGCACGGCCTCGCCATCGGCGGCCTGGGCCTGCTCGGCGATGGCCTCGGCGAGCAGGGTGTCGAACTCGGCGTCCAGGTTGGCGGTGCCCTCCGGCTCGCCGGTGGGGGCCTCGGCCTGGTCGGCGTCGGAGTTCTCCTCGGCGAGGTTGGGTGCGGCGCCGGCGGTGGAGACGATGATCTCGCGGGCGTCGGCGCGGACCTTGGCCTGGCGCATGGCGAACCGGGCGTCCTGGACCGCCTTGCTGACGCGGTCGAGCTGGCCGATGCGGGCCCCGAGCTGGCCGCCCAGGAGGTCGTCCAGCTGCTCCGGGGTCATCTTGGCGATCTGCTCAAGCTCGCCGCGGATCTGCTCGATGCGGTCCAGCAGGTTGCGGGTCGCCTTCCGGGCGGCGGTGCGCTCCTCTCGCTGCTCCTCGGTCAGCTCCTCGACCTCGAACATGGAGGGCTGGCGCTCCTGCTCGCGGACCTGGTGGGCGAAGTGCAGGAGGTCGTTCTCGGTCATCGCCTCCTCGCTGTTCTTGCCCTGGGTCCACTTCTTGAGGACGGCCTGCTGATTCTCCACCTTGAGCTCGGAGATGCGGTGGGCGGCGGCCAGGCCGATGTGGCCCTTGGTGAGGTGGTGCTGCATCTCGGGGATCAGGTCGAGGAGCTGGATGCGCATCTTCACGTAGGTCGCGGTCTTGCCGAACATGGCGGCCACGTCCTTGGTGGTGAGCTCGGTGCCGTCGTCGTTGCGGTCCTCGGTGATGATGCGGCGGAAAGCCGCGCCCTCCTCCAGGGCCGTCATGTCGGCGCGGTTGACGTTCTCGGCGACGGCACGCCGGAACGCCTTGATCTCGGATTCGATCTCGATGATCTGGGCCTTGATCGTGGTCAGGCCGGCCGCGCTGGCAGCCCGGTAGCGGCGTTCGCCGAGGATCAGCTCGTACTTGCCCGCACCGGCGGGCCGGACCTCGACAGGGGAGATGACGCCGAACTCCTCCACGGAGGCGATCAACTCCTTCATCTTCTCCTCATCGAAGTACTCACGGGGCTGGTGGGGGTTCGGGAGGATCTGGTTCAGCCGCAGGGTCTTGGTGGTGGTCTTGGCGGTCGTCTTGGCAGTGGTCTTGGCGGTCATGGCGTTGCTCCCATCTCGGTGTGGAGGGCGTTCCCCCTCCTTCTGTCTTTATTTTATACTCAATCAGCGTGGGGGTGCAACATCTGGAGACAGAAAAGCCAAGAGCTTGGACGGAATGCCCAAGCAATTTGTCCGCAGCCAGTCAAAGCCAGGTGAGGTGCGAATTCAGGCCCGGGCAGTGATTAGGATTCGCCGCCCCGGGAAGGATCGCGGCCGGGGGAGATATCGCCCGTCTCACGACTGTTGATAAGGAGGAGGGCGGCCAAGGCTCCCCCGCCCGCCAGGGGGCTTCCGGCTCCGGGCTCAGATTCCACGCCTGAGCGGTGAAGTTCTGCGAGCACGCGCAAGACGCTTGCGCTGTCGATCGCCACCGGAAAAGCCCCCCTGTACCGTGCGCGCGAGAGAGGCCCGGGTCGCGCGAACCCGGCCGACGCCACCGTTCAGCGCCGGTCCCCACCACTGAGCTGCTCAGATGGCTGTCAGCGGCTGGCCATAGCTTGCATGCGTATCAACTGGGTGTCAATGCGTAAAGCCCTGTCATGCGATCCGCGAAGCGGATATCCTACCTGTTGCCGATCGCCAACAGAAAACCCTTTGGAAGGGAACCCGGGAGCCCAGGATGAGCACTCCAGCTGCCGCCGGCCGCCGGCCGTGGAGCTTGGCGTCGAAGCTTGCCTACCTGCGTGCACGCCTCACCCCGGAAGGCGAGAAACCCCCCACCACTAGAGAGCTCGCCTCCCGGACCGCAGACGAGCACGGCAAGCCCGCGCTCGACCACACAGTGATTCATGCCACCCTCTCGGGGTCCAAGACGAACCCCCCCTCGCGTACGATCCTCGGGCTGGCCCACGCATTCGACTGTCCACCTGCATTTCTACTGCCAGGGTCTGACGATCTGAAATCGCTGGAGGTTTACCACGACTACGAACAAGCCCGTGAGGCCTTGCGCCTGATCGCTCCCCTCGGCGAGTCAGGGGCCGAAGGTCTCCTCCAGGCCGCGCACGCCCTGCGCGCCGCACGTGGCCTTGCCCTTCCCGACGCTCCCCCTTCCCCTGCGGTTGCAGGCCGAAGGCCCCGCTCCGGCCGGCGGCTCTCACGCGCCGAATCCGCAGAAGCGAGCCGACGGGAGATCAACGGCCCGTTCAGATAGAACCGTCCCAGCCTGTGGCGGCCTGCACGAATCGAGATCGAATCCGCCGTGGACATCACGACGACACTGCTCCGTCCAGCCTTGGCCGTCACCTTCGTGGCGACCGTCGTCGCCGTGTGGTCGGCGACACGATGGAGCGGATGGCACAGCACAATCCACCGCTGGTCCCGCTCCATCACCACCATCGGGGGCCTGGTCGCCCTCGTCCTATCGGTGCCCGGTGTCTACGATCGCCTCGAAACCGTGCTGGGCGTGGAGAACCTGCCTGTGCTCCTGGCGCATCTGGCCGCCGTGGTCTCGCTCAGCGGCGTACAGCTGCTGCTGGTCCCGTGGACGTACCAGCCTGGCGCCTACCGATCGGCCCTGCTGGTGCGTACCGGGGTCGCCGCGGCGGTGGCAATAGAAGCCGTCGTGCTGTTCGTCGTCGCCAATGACAGCGGGCAAGGCTTCACCGACGACTATGCCGTCGACGATGGCGTGGCCGCCTTCCTGCTGGCCGTTGCCGGCTACTGGGCGCTGGCCGGTGCAGCTATCGCCTGGGACTGCGCGCTGCTCGCGATCGACAACGGCCGGGCGGGGCACCACGTCATCGCCGCCGGGCAAGGACTGATCGCCGCCGGGGCCCTGTGCTGCGCCCTGTGGGGCGTGACGGAGAGCGCGTTCGTCGTTCTTACTCAGACAGCCGGACGGGCATGGGCCACCGGCCTCCAGTGCGGCATCAGTTCCGTCTGCATCGCGGCCTTCGCCGTCTTCCTGTTCGCCGGGGTCACGGCGTGCTCCGTGCCGTCCCCCCGTCGCCGCCGCTGCTGACCCGGTCCCGTACGTCGCCCACGGGGGGCGGGGGAGGCTGGTTGCGCCACCAGAGCTTTACCCTGCCAGGCTTGATCGTGCGCACTCCCTGCCCGCCGGGGAACACGTCGACGCGGTGGAGCATCAGCTGCGCCAGTCCGGCCTTCGCCTCGGCGGGTGCCGCGTTCCACCAAGCCACCAGTTCGGGCACACTTCCGACGACCGGGGTGGCGGCCGCACGTTCCAGGACCCGGATGCGACGGCTGATCTCCTTCTTCCTCTGCTTCGCCTCCGCCTTGGCCGCCTTGGCTGAGCTGGCGGTGATCTCGTGGCGGAGCACCATGCCGGCGAGCGAGTTCACACCGGCGTTGAGGGTGTCCAGTTCCTCGCGAAGGTCGGCAGCCAGGGCCCGGGCTTCTTCCCGGGCGGCTTCCAGGTCGCGCTGGGTGGCTGGCAGAGCAAGCCTGGCGACGATCTGTTCGCCGAGGTGGTCTTCGAGCAGTTGGGCCGAGATCCGGACTCGTCCGCACGTGCCTGGCCGGTCAGCGCGCGGCCCGTCGGGACAGCAGTAGCCGGGGTGGCCCGCGTTTGTCCGCAGACCGTGGAAGCTGGCCCCGCACAGCCCGCACACGACGAGGTCACTCGACCCGTACACGTACTCGTAGTCGGCGGTCCGGCTGCCGGAGTCGCTCTGCGCTTCCTCGGCGTCCCGGTGTTCCAACTGGGCGAACTGCTCCGGGGTGAGGATGCCCGGATGGCCGGCGGCGACCAGGCGTCCGTCCGGCTTGCGCTTGAGCCCGGCGATCGCCGGGTTGCGGAACAGCCGGGCGACGGTTTGCCCGGTGAACTCGGAGCCCAGGGTGCCGACGAGCCCCTTGTCGTGCAGGTACGCCGCTGAGACGGAGAAGGCTCCGCCGTTGATCCGCAGCAGTGCCGCTTCCCGCAAGGCGTTGGCCTCGTCGTCCAAGAGCGCGGACTTGGCCGCGTCGCGGAAACCGAAGAGTCTCGGTGCCACCGTATCCTCCATCGAGCCCTCGACGTGATGGAGACTCTTGGAAGAGTCTCCATCACGTCGAGGGCATCACACATCGCCTGATGAGACATGCCCTTCGACACCCAAGAGCTTCCAGAGCGACGCGGTGAGCACTCGGCGCGAGCCGCCCACGGTGATCACGTCCAGCGGGAAGTTCCCATTCCGAATCGCTTCGTATGCCGTGTTCGGCCCGGTCCCGAGCGCACGGGCTGCGGTTACCACGTTGATGGTCACCGGCAGGCCCAGGACTTCTTGCAACGTCATGCCGCGTTCCGTCCGTGCGCCGTCGTTGGCCTTGCTGTCGATCTTCATCCCAGTCAGTCGCGTTTCTCCCCCGCGCCAACCGTGGTGCTCAGCGTACCCGCGACGGCAAGGCCGACGATGGGTGACGACGAGCAGTTAACGATAACGCGAAACAGTGAAGGATTCACAACCATAGAACCGCGGCTTGCACTCGGCGACCAGCCCGAACAGCCTTGCAGCGCAAGGGTATTGCGTGTACAGCGAGTGAAAAATAAGGCAGAATAGAACGCACATTCTAGTCACCGTCCGTGGCGGCCCACGGACGGTCAGGAAGCGATGCGAGAGGGCGCGGCTCGGACCGATGTTCGAGGAGAAGACCTACAAAAAGTGCATGTGCAAGGGCCTGCTGACCCATCGGCGCGGACCCCTCAAGGGCCAACCCGTCGTTGACGAAACCGGCCAGCAGAAGTCCGGCTGGCTGGGAACAGGGTGCCCCAAGTTGGAACAGCGGGATCACGGTACGTGGTGGTTCTATATTGAACTTCCGCCCCGCCCGGACGGCAGCCGGCACCGTGTTCGCCAAGGCGGCTTTCGCACACAGAAGAAGGCGGCCAAGGAATGCAAGAAGGTCTGGGACGAGAGCCAAGCCGGCCTCGACGTCGGCGTCCGGGAGACCATCGCCGAGTACCTTGACCGGTGGGCCAGCGCCAAGAACGACGTAGCGATCGGTACCACCGACAAGTACCGCGAGCACATCGAACTCCACATCAACCCGTTCATCGGCCACCTCGACCGCAAGGCCCTCCGCAAGGTCCACATCGACCGGATGTTCGCCGCGATCGCCGACCGGAACACCGCCATCGAGGTCCACCGCGACTACGTGCAGCTCCTCACGGCCGACTGCGACCGCAAGCGCGAAGCCTGGCGCCAAGGCGCGAAGCAGGACCGCGCCGTCCTACGAGCGGCTTGGCATGAGGCACGCGAACTCCTCGCCGCCGAACGCAAGAAGATGCGGCGCGTCACCGGCCTGGCCACCCAGCACCGCGTACGCGCCACCCTCTCCAGTGCCCTCGGCGACGCGGTACTCGCCGAAGAGATGACGAAGAACTGGGCGCACCTGGTGCGGCTGCCGAAGGCCAAGCCCCCGAAGCCCCTGCTGTGGACCCCCGCCCGGGTCGCCCGCTGGCGCGCAACTGGCGAGATCCCCAGCAAGGTCATGGTCTGGACGCCCCAGCTCCTCGGCCAGTTCCTCGACACCTACGTCGACGACGAGCTGTTCGACCTGTGGCACTTCATGGCCCTCCGCGGCCCTCGCCGCGGAGAAGCCTGCGCACTGCCCTGGTCCGAAGTCGACTTCGACGAGATGGAAGTGACGATCAGCCAGCAGGTCGTCTACGTCGCCAAGAAGCTGTTCGCAACGGAGCCGAAAGCCGACTCCGAGCGCACCATCAAACATCGACTCCGAGACGGCGCGACTCCTCGCCAACCGCCAACTCCCGCCAGGCCGAGCAGCGCGCGAAGGCCGGAGCGGCGTGGAAGGACACCGGCCTGGTCTTCACCAAGGAGAACGGCGAGGGCTACCACCCCGACTACCTCACCTACCGGTTCAAGAAGCTGGTCGAGGACGCCGGGCTGCCGCCCATCACCCTGCACGGGCTGCGCCACGGCGCCGCATGCCTCGCCCACGCCGGCGGAGCCGAAGCGAAGGACATCAGCGACCAGCTCGGCCACTCCGGCATCCAGATCACCCTGGACACCTACACCAACGTGTTCAAGGAGGCCCAGCAGGCCCAGGCCGAAGCCGCCCTGAGCCTCGTTCCCCGCGCCGGCCGACCGGCCGCCGAACCTGCGGCACCTGCGGCAGCGCCCACGCCTGCCGAAGCTCCGGTCCAGGCCGAGCCCTCGGTGCCGGTGCCGGTGCCGAGGGGCGGGCGGTTGACCGCGCTACGGCGAGCGCGAGAGAAGAGAGCAGCAGCTGTCCAGGCCACCGCGAAGAAACAGCGAGTTGGTACCGGCCTGACCCAGGCAGCGGGGCGGCGATCCGGAGATCGCCGCCCCGCTGCCGTCTCCGAACCCGTCAAAGTGCTATTCGGGCTCGGACTGGGCTGCCAACACATCGGTGAACCCGAAGCGCCGGGCCAGGTCCTGGTGAAGGGCCTCATACTCACGAAGTTCTTCCAGGAACTCCCGCCACACGGCGTCTCCTTCCGGGCCGAGGTGGGCGGTGGCCAGCTTGAACGCGGCCAGGCTGTCGTTGACCCGTCGGCCCCAGTTCTGGTTGTTGTCCCACCAGGCCCGGAGGACTTCCCGCAGCGTCTCCAGGTCGAGGAACCGCCCACACGGCACTACCGCCAGGTCGGCAACCGAAGCTCCGGAGTCAAAGCTCTTGACGTCGCGGAGAAGTGAGGCAAGGTAGCGCGTGTAGAAGGCGTCCTCCCGGTTGGCGATCAGGTAAGTCCTCGCGAGGTAGTGCAGGTTCCCCACTGCCTGCACCAACGAGGGAAACCCCTGCCGGAGTTCAGCGTTGACGACCAGCCCAAGGACTTCGAACTCTTCGCCCACGAGGCTGGGCTTGAGCTTCGCCTTGGCGCCAATCTGCTCGACCCGGGTCTCGAACAGCCCTCGAAGGGTCTCGGGGGCGGCCTTCCAGAAGGTCGGCATGTTCCCGAGTCTGGCGAACGCGGCAAGCTGTACGTCTGGCGATGCGGTGCCCAGCTTCGTCATCTGCTTGACCATCGCGTTCGTCACCAGCTCGGCGTCCCGGTCGGCGAAGCAGCGCAGGCACTCAGCCATCCGGTCCGCCAGCTGGTCCGCCGGCAGGGTGACTTGGGGGTCGTCGATCTGCAGAACGGCAAAGCGGGCCGCGAACTCCACCACCTTGTTTCGGGCCGCCGGGCGGACCCGATCGAAGTAGGTGTGGGTGAGGTGGGCCGGGTGCAGGACGAAACCCGGGTCGGCGACGGCGGCGGCGAAACTCGCCACGATCTTGCGACCCTGGCTCGGAGGGTGGATCAGCAGCGCGTCCAGCGCGGCCAAGAGGTGGGCGCGGGCGTACTCGGCGGTCGGCTCGTACAGCTCGCCGAGAGGCCGCAGGGAGGGGTGGGCACTCTGGTGGCGGTCCTCGCGCAGCCGGTCCAGCTGGACGTGCTGGCTGGAGTCGATCAGCTCCAGCGCGAGGGCGGCGTCGAGGATCTCCCGCTCGACTTCGAGCATCTTCCCTACGCCCTCCCGGCGCTTTTTCTCGTCGCTGGCGCCGCCGAGCTGCTGGGCTTCCTCGACCTTCTGCGCGAGGGCCTTGGCGTCCGGCTCGCCGTCTTCGGCGAGGACCTGCGCCTTGGCGATGAGGTCGGCGCAGACTGCGGTCCAGGTGAGGACGATCGCGGCTCGCGGAACGCCGGTGGCGTAGCTCCGGTAGGCATCTTGGACGAGCGGTCGTACGTCGGGGTTGTGGACGCGGGTCAGGCGTTCTTCGAGGTCGATCAC